GGAACCGCTGAAGACGTCCAAATGGAAGCAGCCATCGAAGTCGCATCCCGAACCATCGACGCCTTCACCAACCGGCGCTTCTACCTCGACGCCACAGTCTCCCCACGCGTCTACTACGCCGACACTCACATCCGATGTGTCGTCGACGACTTCTCAACCGTCACCGGCCTCCTCATCAAAACCGACACAGGCGACAACGGCACCTACGATCAAACCTGGGCGTCCAACGAATACATCCTCGAACCTTTGAACGCCGAAATTGGTGGCATCTCCAACCAGCCCTACAACAGTATTCTCGCCACCATCCCAAAACTGTTTCCTGTCACCGGCCGGCGCCCTCGAGTCCAAGTGACCGCCAAATGGGGTTGGGCAGCAATCCCAGACTCCATCGCCCAAGCGTGTCTCATCCAATCCGCCCGAATCTACCGACGCGCGCAAACCCCAGAAGGATTCGCAGCAGGCGAAGCATTCGGAGCCATCCGAGTCTCCACCCGACTCGACCCTGACGTCCAAATGCTTATCTCCCCGTATCGACGCGCAGGCGGACAAGGACTGGTCATCGGATGAACCTTGCATCGGTAAGAGCAGGCATCACCAACGCCCTCCAAAACGTCAACAACCTCCGAATCTACGAATGGATTCCCTCAACGATTCAACCGCCAGCAGCTGTCGTCTCACTTGGGACCGGACAGTATGACGCCGACAACACTGAAGGAATGCTCGTCAACTATGGCGTCCTCGTCATGCTCACCAGAGCAGACGACCAAAACAGTCAGCAACGCCTCGACGAATTCTTGGGCCAAGGCAACGACTCCATCTACCAAGTCATCGACACCGACCCCACCCTGTCCGACTCCTGTGATTCCTGTCGGGTCACATCCTGGAACAATCCAGGCACCTTCACCATCGGCGGCATCGAATACTTAGGTGTCGAAGTCAACCTCGAGGTTCTTGGCTAAGTGCGAATCCTGACAGTGGAACCCGGCCCGCAATTCTCTGTCGCAGACGTCCACAACGGATGGCTCCGAGCGTTAAAACGCTCCGGCAATGAAGTCCACAACTTCAACCTCTCCGACCGAATCACCTTCACCGAAAACGCCATCCGAGGCAAAGTGTCCGAAACAGAAAAAGGACACATCGCCGCCCGAATGGTCGGCGAACAACTACGCGCCGTCTGCTTCGACTTCTGGCCCGACCTCGTCATCATTACTTCCGCCTTCCTCATCCCACCACGAACCTTCGACATCATCCGATCTCGAGGAATCCGAATCGCAGTCATCCTCACAGAGTCCCCGTATGAGGATCCTTCACAACAGCCCATCGCTGCCAGAGCCGACGCCGCATTCATCAACGACCCCACCAACCTCGACACATTCCGGCAAAACCAACCCAACACCTGGTATATGCCCCAGGCATACGATCCCGAAATCCATTACCGCCACCCAATATCGGACGATCTCCGAGCCGACTTCGGATGGGTAGGAACCGCCTTCCCCTCCCGAATTGATTTCTTCGAACAAGTCGACTGGACCGGAATTGACGTTGCCTTCGCCGGAAACTGGCAGGCACTCGACGACAATTCACCACTCCACCAGTTCCTCGTCCACAACCAAATCGGCTGTTTCCCCAACGAACACACAGTCGAGCTGTACTCCTCAGTCCACGCGTCAGCGAACCTTTACCGCAAGGAAGGCGCCGAAGGCCATGACCAAGGCTGGGCGATGGGTCCACGCGAAGTGGAACTGGCCGCCACAGGAACTTTCTTCCTTCGAGAACCCCGCCCCGAATCCGATCAGATTCTTTCCATGTTGCCGACCTTCGAAACACCCGAAGAGTTCGGAGAGAAACTACGATGGTGGCTGAACCATCCGGCAGAACGGCAAACAGTCGCACTCGAGGCACGAAACGCAATCGCCACCCGAACTTTCGACAATAATGTCCGGCATCTGCTGGAATGTGTAGCAGCTCTCCCGAGCATCCCGACGTGACCGGAGAACCCCAGACCCCACCAACTCCCCAAGGAGAAACCAATGGCACGTCGCCACGGCCGTAATGGTCGCCTTTACCTCGGCATCGCTACAAGCGCCGCCGCCGCTTCATCCGTCGCTTTCCTTAAGCAGTGGTCAGCAGAATTCGGAACCGACACTGTTGAAGTCACATCGTTCGGTGACAGCAACAAAATCTATGTTTCGGGTCTCTCTGACGCTCAGGGCAGCTTCTCCGGTCACTTCGACGATGCGACCGCACAGTCCTACACCGCCGCTGTCGATGGTGACGCCCGCCGCTTCTACCTTTACCCAGACATCACCAACGCCCCGAATGTGTACTGGTACGGAACCGGCTTCTTCGACTTCTCAGTCGATGCCCCTGTCGACGGTGCAATCACCGTTTCGGGCAGCTGGCGTGCAGCCAGCACAGTCGCCAAGAACGGCTAGTGGCTGTAGGGGCTGGGGTCTACGTCAGCAACCTGGCCGAGGTTCGGAAGTATCTTCGAAAGATACATCCGGACCTCGTCCCGGTCCTACGCGAAGACCTCAAATCCGCCATCATCATCAACACTCTCCCCGCCATTCTTCGTCGGGTACCAAAGAAGTCCGGCTACGCCCGCTTCACAGTCAACGCCAGAGCAGGCGGAAACACTTTGTACGTCCAAGCAGGCGGCAAATCATCCGTGGCTCCGTACTTCGGATGGCTGGACTTTGGTGGCACCCTAAGAAACCGTGGACCAGGACGAAACCAAACGATCGTCCGACCTATCATTCCCAAAGGCCGCTACGTCTACCCAGCCATCTACGAAACACAAAACCGACTCGTCGAGGCCGCTGGCCGAGCAGTCGACAAAGCAGTCCAATCCGCCCTCCGATAAAGGAACAGCCCGCCATGTTCGACAAATACCGAATCACCCTCAACGACGGAACCACACTAGAAGCCGAAGGCCGCAAAGCCGACGCCGTCAAGTTCGAACGTCAATTCCACATGCCGATCTCCAAACTGTTCAACGAAGACGGCATCTACACCGAACACATCATGTTTCTCGGATGGTGTGCAGCCAAACGATCCAACCCCGACACTGTCGACTTCGACGACTGGATCGAAACAATTAAAGACGTCGAGATCGTTACCGGCGAAGAAGTCCCCCCTACGGAGCCGAGTTCTTCACCCTCGCTGTAGCAGCGATGGCGATTGACTCGGGCATCCCAATGTCTGTTCTCCTTGACGAACCCGACCACTACCTCGAGGCAATGTTCGAAGTTCAAACAAGACGCAGAGAATCCGCCGAATACGGTTCGGACGCTAAGCGTTGGGACGAGTGAGGAAACCCTATGGCCGCCGGAACAGACAAAAGCAAAGTCAGGGTCGCCGTAGTAGGCGACGCCTCACAACTCCAAAAAGAACTCCTCAAAGCCGAAGGTCAACTCAACGGCTTCGGAGCTAACGCCAAAAAGTCAGGCGATCTACTCCGCTCTGCGCTGTTCGGAACCGCCGTCCTTTACGGAGCCAAACAGCTCGTCGACGCCGCCGCCAATCTTGAACAGGCAGTCGGAGGCACCGCCGCTGTCTTCGAACAAGCCTCCGGACCCATCAACGAGTTCGCAAAAAACGCCGCCAAACTTGCTGGCCTTTCCGAAGAAACCGCTAGAACACTCACCAGTCGGCTCGGAGCATCACTCAAAGGCTTTGGACTGTCTGCAGAAGAGGCTGCTGAACAGGCAGTGTTCCTCACTCAAACAGGCGCCGACCTTGCTGCCACACTTGGCGGGAGCACCGATGAAGCCGTCACCGCTTTAGGCGCTGCCCTTCGAGGCGAGTTCGACCCCCTGGAGCGTTTCGGCATCGCCCTCAAAGCTTCAGACATCGCAGCCAAAGCCGTCTCTATGGGCTTGGCCGATAACGCTTCTAACGTGTCAACCCTCGCCAAAGGCCAAGCAGCCCTAGCACTCATTACGGAAAAATCAGCGTTCGCCCAAGGACAGTTTGGACGTGAAGCAACTACTGCTTCGGGACAAGCAGCGATCGCTTCAGCGAATACCAAAAACGCCTCCGCCGATCTAGGCAGATCGTTTCTTCCCATCTACACCAAAATCCAAGAAGTCGTCTCAGCTGTCGCCCAAGCCTTCTCGGCTCTACCAGGTCCAGTACAAACCGGAGTCGTCGCGTTAACAGCCGTCGCCCTAGTAGGACCGAAAATCTATGCCGGGACCACTCTCGCCATCACCGCTATCAAAGCATTCCCAGCGGCACTAGAAAAAGCAGCGTTGTCCGCTGCTGGAACTCAACAAGCGTTAAACGGAATGCAACTCACCACAGGAGTCGCAGGACAAACAGCAGTTGTCAGCGCTGGCAAAATGGCCACTCTCGGCCCAGTCCTTTTGGCTGTCGGCGCTGCGGCTGTCATTGGTGGCTTGGCTTACAAGTCTTACGCCGACGAACAAGCGGCAGTCGCCAAAGACGTCAAAGAACTTCGAGACACTTTTGACGATCTCACTGGCGCAATGACTGAAAACACCGCCGTCACAGTTCGAAACAATCTGGAGTCCCGAAACCAACTCGACAACCTCACCAAAGCCGGCATCGGCTACAAACAGTTCACCGACGTCCTCGACGACAACCGTGACGCCTTGGTGTCGCAGGGTGAGGTTGAATCTGTCTTAAGAATGCAGCTTGAGTACGGAACTAAGGCAACACAAGATCGAATTAACGCCATCCGAGAAGCTGGTGGCACCCAAAACGAACTCATCGCCCGCCTCATCGAAACAGAATCCGCCGACTTCGGCCTGATCGAAACTCTCTACAACGGTATCGACGCGTACAACATTGAACAGGAAGCGATTAAAGAGAACATTGTCCAAAAAGCATTGTCTGAAGGCAAGTCGCGTCTTCAGGCTGAAGCTGAGGCCGCTTTGCAGGCAGCCACCGAAGCAGCAACCAAGGCCATCAAAGACAACTCCGACGCTATGCGAGCAGCTCGCGACCCCTACTTCAAAGTCTACGAATCCGTATTGGAAATTGAAGAGGCCCAGAAGGAGTACAACGAAACTGTCGCCAAATTTGGTCCTGAGGCTGCTGAAACAGCCGAAGCCACAAAGAAACTCGCTGAGGCTGGTTTCGAATACTTCGACGCCCTTTCCGCACTGGCAGTCGCCCAAGGTGAAAACAAAGCAAGCGCCGCCGAACTTGAACGCCAATTCCAACTTCTCGTCGCCGCCGGCATTGACCCCAACTCTGCCGCAATGGTCAGACTCAAAGACAAAATCCTCGAGGTTGGTGGAGCTGCCATCTTCGTCGGAGGCTTACAACCAAAAATCACTATTGAAGTTGAAGTCACAGAAGCACAACGAAAAATCCGTGAACTTCTCGGACTGTCCGAAACTTTGAAGGGTTCATTGTCGGGAGTGGGAGTCAGATTCCCGGCAGGAAAAGCAACTGGTGGTCCTGTCGACGCCGGCACCCCATACATAGTCGGCGAGAAAGGCCCGGAACTGTTCGTCCCTGCCGGCTATGGCCGAATCATGGACGCCTTCTCCACCAACAAAACACTCCTCTCCAACGCTGGCGGAAGCATGGGTGGTGGCGGATCCAACGTCACAATCAACGTCTCCGTGTCCCCCACCGCCGACAAAGCCTCTATCGGACAAACCATTGTCGAAGCCATCTCGAGCTATGAG